ATGACGAGTCCGGATGCTTCGTGGATCATCATTTGGGCGTTTCGGGCGATGGAGATGGTGTCTCCGGCTTGCGCGATGAAGGATCCGGCGGATGCGGCGAGTCCGTCGATGAGGACGTTCACCGTCGCCTTGTGTTGCTTGAGTGAGTTGTAGATGGCGATGCCTTCGAAGGCGTCACCGCCGGGTGTGTTCAGGTGTAGGTCGATGGTGTCCGCGGTGACGGCCTGCAAGTCTTTGACGAAATCGGCGGCCGTCACCCCAAACCACCCGATTTCATCGTAAATGTAGACGGTTGCGGGTTCGCCGGCAGTCTTGTTCTCGATGCGGTACCAGTCGTTGCGGCCCTGCCGCAGATTCGCGACCTGCCGCACGGTCCGGAACCGTTCCTTATCCATCGTCGACTCCCTTACGCCGCGGTCGCATCGGCTGGTATCGGTGGCGTAGGCGACGCCGGAACTACGGGTTTGCTGTACCCCATGTCAGGCAGCTCGCATGCGGCCAAAACCTCCACAGGATCGTAGCCGGCTTCGACAAGGGTCTTCACCGCGACCGCCCGGGCCTGCAATTCCTTGGCGTCCTCGGTGCTGTCACGGGGGACTGGCGGGTGGTCGTAGTCGAATTCGAGGGTGGGATCCGCGAACAGGGGCAGCAGGTCGTTGTTGAGTGCCTGCTTGAACCGTTCGAGGCGTGGCACAGATAGCCACCGAGCGAACGTGATTTCCCCTGCCTCCGCGTTCGCCTTGTTCACATTCTCCGTGATGCCGATGATGGAACGGGGCATCCCATACGCTTCCAGGATGGAATCCCGGGACACGCCCCGTAACTCGGTGAACTGCATGTCACGTTGCGAGTAGGACCGGTCCGCCCATTTGCCTTGTTCAATGACAGCGACACGGTGCGCGTTGCGCACGCCTTTATGTTGCTCATTCCACCGTTTCTGCAGTTCTTCCCATTCCGGATCTGAGAGCCGTTTTTCAACTTCGATGATGCCACCCGGCTCGGCGGAGTTCAGGAAAAAGTTGCGATTCCATTCGGCCGTGTACTTCGACGCGTCCAAATCAACCATGATGGACTGCACCGGCCCCATGCCCCGGTAGGCGTCCAACGGGTTCGGCATGCGAAGGAAAATCACTTCATCACGGCCAAGGGGTACTTTCTCACCGTTGGGGCCGTGGTAAAGATAGCCGGCAATGAAGTCGGTGGGTGACGGCACCGGTTCCATCCGGTCGGGCCGTACCGGCCACAATTCCAGGGGCATCGGTGACCGGGGATCACGGGAAATAAGAATCCAACCCTCACCCGTCAAATCAATGTGCTGCTGCACAACCTCGACAAGTTCCTGCCGGGTCATAAACGAATTGGGTTTCTCCCACAAACCAAGAGCGGGATGCCGGGTTACCTGCTGCCGATCAGGCGGCGCACTGGAACCATAGGTGCGCCGCCCGTCGACACTCTTGCGGTACAAACCCCATTCGACCAACGCGGTCGCATTCGAGGTTCTGTGTACCACCGAGAACAGGGTACCCACGGCACCCATCGCCGCCATCTGTGACTGCGCGTCGTTGCGGCCACCACCAAGGGTGGAAAACAGGCGGCCCGAAATGGTGTCGAACGGCACGGGGGTCTTGTTGAGTAGACCACCGAGGAGTGACTTCACTCGGCAACCCGCCACTCGACAACGAACAGGCTGACCCCAACCGACACCAGGCCAAGGGGCAGGCTCACAGTCCACGCCGCCGCCGTGAGAGCACCCAGCCCACAGATCGACAGGGACGCCTGCCCGAACCTGCGAAGAAGAGCCGGGACAGCCGGCCTCGCCCTAACACGACTGTCCCGGCGGGCGGCAGTCGCCGCACGCACGCCGACCGCGACGACACCAAGCACGCTCACAACATCACGCCGCGAGTGGTCGGGAACCTCATGGCCGGAGTGTAACCCCCCAAACCGACATTTCCCGTCAACCCAGCCACCGGACCCGCGCCCCCGACTTCGCCTCGTACGTCACCAGGCCGTGATAGGCCAAGACGACCGCCATGAACGGGTCCGGGGCATCCCACACCCACGTCTGCCCCATCGGGCGTTTCGTCGCCGCCTTCACCGCCCCATCAAGGTCCCGCTGCCCCGTGTGATGCAGGCCCCGTTCCTCCACGACAACGTCATACAGGGCCCCCGACGCCCGCGCCACATCCTGCACCGACACACACACCGGGTCGATACCCACCCGCTGCAACACCGGCACCAACGACGCCGCCGGCCCCACATTCGCAACCACAACCGCACACGGCGACCACCGCTCACGCAACTCCACCAACCGGTCAACAACCCAACCCGTCCCCGGGCGCCGATCAACCAACTCCACATGCACCGACCCATCCGCCCGACGGGCCGCACAAGAGATCGCCGTAACTTCCCGTTCCCGCGGCACATGAACACCAAACGACACCGGATCCACCGGCTTCGACCCTGCATCCGTCAACTTCACCCACAAATCAGCGAACCGTCGAACCGCAGAAGCATCCGGCCAAATCGACAAAGCCTCACGAGCAAACCCAATCTCATCAGACCGCATCTCATCCCGATCATGCTCAACCGTCTCCACCGACACCCGATACCCCAACGCCGGATTACCATCCGCCCATGCATCCCGATCATCCAACATCGCCGCCTGCTCAACCTCCGACAACTCATCCCACCCCGGAGAACCCGCAGGCGACCACTCCAACCACGCCAACCGCCCCGAATCCCCAGCCCGACCACGATCACGCAACGACGTCCACTGCTCCGAATTATTCTCCGGCTCCGGCACCGTCCCCGTATACCAAATCTGCGGATTAGGACGCGCCCGCAACGTAAACCGCAGAGCACGCATCGCAGTCATCGCCAACTCCTGCGCCTCATCCAACACAATCGTATCCCCCGTAAACCCACGACCCGACCCCCGCGACCGCGCCAAAAACCGCAACCGCTGCCCCGACAACAACTCAATGCCCTCCTCACCATGCGACGTCCGAATCGTCTTCACCCGCTTCCGAAAATAATCCGTGTTATCCACCAACGCCTTAATCCGCAGAAACGCCTCCTGCGCCGTCTTAAACTCATGCGCCGAATGAATCAACAACCGCTCCTCAAACAAAAACAGACCAGCCAACTCGCGCGCATCCGTCACAGCACCCTTACCATTCTGCCGCGACACCAACAACCCAACCTCACGCGCCGACCACTGATCATCATCACGCATACCCAAACCATCCGCCAACACCAACGCCTGCCACGGATCCAAAACCAAACCAGCCAACGCCGCCAACTCCACCGCCTCCGGCCCAGCCGTCACCCCATACGGCGGACAACTACGAACCCTCGGCGGCCTGTCCCCGACGACCAACCCGTCGACCCTTGAGCTCATCAAGACTGTCACCCGTCGACACCCCAGCCGCCAACGCCGCTCCCAACGCCTGCCGCAACTCCGCCGCCACCCGCGGCGCCACAGCCGCCGACGTCTCCGGCTGATCCAATAGCCACGCCAAGCGCACCGCCATCGCCGCCAACGCCGATTTCGAAAAGACGCCCGCCCAGCTAAGGCCGCCGTCGCTGAGCGACCGGCTCGATCGGCTCCTGTCGTTGTACCACCGCGAGGGATACCTGTCGGCCGCTCGAGTGCTGCCGGTTCATTTTTGGTTCCGACTCGAAGGTGACCGGTCTTTCACCAGTGCACTAACTGAGCGCGCCGTTAGCGGTCTACAACTTCGAGCCATATTTCAACGAAGCATTGCGGGGGTCTATGCCCCGCTGGGAGATAGGACCGCCGACGCGGTGACACTAGACGGCGAGATTTCGTTGTCGGCCCCAATCAGTCTACCCAGGCAAAAACCCGCGTTGAAGTGATCGCCCGCGCCAGTGCTGATTTTCGGCTGCTGCACGAACGGCCCCTCGAATTGCGCCGTCGCGTCTTTCGTCGCTGCCGCTGCGCCACGCCGATTTCTTCATCGTGCTGATGTCGTGGGTATTCGTGGTGACGCGGTTTGCCCATGCCGGCATCTTCGTGACCTCGAACGGGGGCGCAAGCTGGACGCAGCTCGACGGCGGACTGCTCAGTACTTTCGGCTTCTCGCTGGCGATCCGACCGACCTCACATCGCGTCTACGCCGGTCTCGGTTTCGGTGACCAGTTCTGGGCGAGCGCGAACCGAGGCGCGACCTGGAAGCGCGAGACCACTCTCGTGAGCCACGACTCGGAGCACGGCGTCGTCGCCGACCCGCTCGGAAGGAGCACGGTCTACCTGTCGGCCTACGGCGCCGGCGTCTACCGGAGCGACGACGACGGCGCGACCTGGGCCAACCCCGATGTCTCGCTGTCGCTCACCAACAAGTTCGTGCGGGGCCTGGTGGCGTGGCCCGGCCAGAGCGGACATCTGTTCGCCGGCTCCGGCGATGGTCCCTTCGAGAGCACCGATGGCGCGGTCACCTGGG